CGCAGACCCGGTTTGCGGAGGTGGAGACTGAGGCTTCATCCCCGACTTGACATCCCGTCCCGAAGCTGTATAATTATGGCGCTGCCCCCCAAGCCCCGCGCGCCCTCCCTCCCCCCTCTTCTTCTTTTCTCTGGTTCCCCCTTCTCGGTCATATTCGGACCTAGGGCCTTTGTTCTATCGTTAGTAGTAAATAGCTGGTAACTACTCAAGGGGGGTTATTAGGGATCGGGGGGCGGCGCTGTAAAATGACCCCCGGTGCGCCCCGACAGTCTGACAGACGAGGAGCTGATGACGCGGGTATCTCAGGACTCCGACCGTGAGGCCTACGGGGAGCTTTACAGTCGCTACCGCGACTACCTCACCCGGGAGTATGCCCGGGAACGCCCCGAACGGCACGAGGACCTTATCCAGATCACCCTGATGCGGGTCTGGCAGTACAGGGACTCATATGACCCCGACATGGGCATGGCGGTCTCCTCGTGGATCTACACCATCGCGCAACGGGAGCACATCCGTATGCACCGCAAGGGCAGCGCTGAGTCGAAGCCCGAGGTGGTGGACTACCGTAACCGAGACGACTGGACTGACTTTAATCCCGGCGTGGCCAGTTTCCAGCATGACGGACATATGGATCCCAAGTATCTTGCTGACCACCTCGGTGTCGATGACGCCGTCGACCACCTCCGCCGGGGCCGGCTGGTGCAGGCAATTGCCCAACTGGAGGAACCGAAACGCAAAATGGCCTGGTACCTGATCGGGGGGTACGAAACCAACGACATCATGCAGTGCGAAGGGATGCAGTTGCAGGCGGTTCAGCGGCTCCGGGAGGAGACGGTCGCGGCTCTTAAGGAAGTACTTAATAGCAAGTAATGATGAGCAGAGTTCCATGCGCATGGGGGTTGGGAGAGAGCACGAGAGAGGGAAGGGGGAGGAATGAGAGGGGGGCTAAGACTAACCTCAACGGACTAGCTGGCCCCTTGTGGTGCTAAGACTGAAGATCGGGGGCTGGTTCTTGTTAGAGCCTCAACTGGACACTCAAGCAGCTTTACGCCGCCCCGCGATGTCCGCTGACTGAGGGGTAGGTAATCTGCCTCGGTACAATAGAGTGCCATGACCGGCGGCCAGACCAAGTGCAACGAGGATCGCATCAGGATCATCTGCGAAGCACGGCGGGAGAAGCTCGCTGTCGGCCTCTGTGCCAAGCTCGCCGGGATCAGTAGGTCATCGCTGTACGAGTGGCTTGACCGGGGCGAGCAGGGGGAGGAACCTTACGCAACCTTCTACAAGGAGTGGCAAGAGGCGAACAGGGAGGTGCAGGGGGAACTGGTAGGCAAGGCCGCTGACAAGTCCCCCGAATGGTTACTCTCCCGCCATTTCCCAGAGGACTTCCACCAGGCCCGCAAGGTCGAGCACTCCGGCAAGATCGGCGGTCCCGACAAGATCCAGGTCGAGGTGATCGAGAGCCGGGAGGATCTTGAGGAGCACGACGACGATGAAGGTTGACGGCCGCACTTGCCACCTTCAGGCCTCCCCGGTGCAGAAGGACTTCATCTTCGACGATTCATCCTTCGCCGCATTCGTCGCTGGCATCGGGTCTGGCAAGACTGTGGCAGGGGCTTACAAAGTGCTTGCCACCGACCGGATGTACGCGAACCATGGCATGGTGGTCGGCCCTACCGTGGAGAACCTGCGTGACACCACCTGGGAGACTTGCGTCAACGACCCCGGCCTGTGGAAGCCGTGGATCACCAAGGTCAACAAGACGGAAAACACGGTCCGGCTCAGCACCGGCTGCAAGGTGCTCTTCAAGAGCGCTGACAAGCCCAAACGGCTCCGGGGGCCGAACCTCAGCTGGGTCTGGATTGACGAAGCGGCGCAGATCAGCAAGGAAGCGTGGCAGATCCTCATCGGGCGGCTCAGGGAGGGTGGCAGCTTCGGGAGCATATTCATCACCACGACCCCCGAGGGTAAGAACTGGGTTTACGATGAGTTTGCCGCCAAGCCGGAGCGGTCGCTGTACAGGTGCTCCACTCGTGACAACCCCTTCCTCGACCCCGAGGTCCACGAGGTGCTGGAGGGGGAGTACGGCGGCGACTACGCCGATCAGGAGCTACGTGGCAAGTTTGTGGAGTTCGGGGCCGGCCTTATCGAACGGGAATGGCTCAACAACAGATACGAGCACCTGCCACCTCGCAAGCACGAGGGAAACGGGTCAGCTGCCAACTACATTGAGGTGGTGCAGAGTTGGGACACCGCGTTCAAAGCCAAGGAGTCAAATGACTTCACCTGCGGCCAGACGTGGATCCGCACCGAGAACGCCTACTACATGTGGCACGAGTACGTCCACGACCAGATGTCATTCCCCGAACTCAAGCGGGTGGTGCAGGACTACTACCGCCGGGCGCAGAGCGAGGTTGGCACGGTCCACCGGGTGCTGATCGAAGATATGGCAAGCGGGCAGTCGCTGGTGCAGGAATTGCAGCGTGACACCACTCTCCCGATCACCCCCGTGTCAGTTGACCGTGACAAGGTGGCACGAGCTAACGCCTGCCTCGGGCTGCTGGAGAGCGGTAACGTGATGTTCCCTGCCACATCGCCGTGGATGAACAAGTTTGTCGAGGAAGTCACGCGGTTCCCGGAGGCGGAGCACGACGACCAGGTGGACGCGATGACACAAGCGCTCAACCACCTGAAAGAGCGGGAGACTGAGGTGTCTGTATTTTGGTAGACATGAGCATTGGAGATCGCATTACAGCCGCGTGGCAGGGACTGACTGGCAAGACTGCCACGGTTACTGCTCGCTTCGGCGAGTTCATCCGTGGAGAGGCCAGGTTCGTCGAGCCAACTTACAAGGTGCTGGCAGAGCTGGGCTACACCCGCAACCCCATCGGCTATGCCGCGCTGACTCGCAAGGGGACGGCGTTCGGGGAAATTGAGTTCAAGGTTGCACGGGACGGCGAGATCATCGAGGACCACCCGGTGGCACAGCTGCTCAGGCGGCCCAACCCGCACCAGGGCAAGAAGGAGTGGCGGGAAGAACTGAACCTGCACCTGGACATTGACGGCAACGCTTACATCCAGATGATCGGGATGGACAATGCCAAGCCGGAGATGCGGCTGATCAGGCCGGACTGGGTTGAACCTGTCAAGGGCAACCCGGCAGCCGGGGAAGAGCTGGTGAAGGGCTTCAAGTTCGATCCACCGGAGGGTGAGGAGCGCAGGTTTGAGCCAGAAGAGATGCTGCACATCAAGCGGGTCAGCCCCCTCAGCTTCTACGACGGCGCGTCCCCCATCGAAGCCGCTGTCAAAGTAGCTGCCACGTTTCAAGAGGGTGTGGCATGGAACAAGGCGGTGCTGGAGAACAAGGGGTCTGTCAGCGGGATACTTAAATACACTGGCACGGCCAACCTGGACCCTGAGAAGAGGGCCAACCTGAAGGCCGAGATCCGGGAGAAGTGGGAAGGATCAGCCAACGCTGAGCAGGTCAAGCTGCTGGAGAATGACTTTGAATGGACCGACCTGAGCAAGGACGCCAAGGACCTCGACTGGCTCAAGGGAATGCAGCTGTACATGCGGATTCTCAGCGTGGTGCTCAAGGTCCCGCCGGAGCTGATCGCCGACTCCAAGAGCAAAACCTTTAGCAACTACCGGGTTGCCAAAGAGGGGTTCTACCGCGATACCATCGTGCCGGAGGCCGAAGACTGGGCCGGGGAGATCGAGAACTGGCTGCACCGGCACGCTGAAGAGTTCGGCAAGGGGGACTGGGGCGACATCGAGGTCGTGGTGGACACCAGCAACGTCACCGCGCTACAGACCGATGACACTGAGGAAATGGCGACAATCAACAGCGTTGAGTTCCTGACCCCCAATGAGAAGCGGGAGATGTTTGACCTGGAGCCGGTGGACGACCCGGCGGCTGACCAGCTGTACGGCTCTGCCAGGGACATCCCGCTGACGGGGCTTGCCGAGGGTGACCCGATGCCTGACGAGGAGGCTTAATGACCCTTGGCGTGTTGCTGTCCATCGTGGCTGCCTTCTTCCTCGGCTTCTGGGCTGGTTACCAGATACAGTGATCCTCGAAACTGACGACCCCGAAGAGGTCCGGCGGGCTTACCTCAAGTGGAACCGGCGGCGGCAGGCGATGGAGAACTACACCTCCCGTCAACTGGCAGCCAAGTTCGAGGGGCTTCGGGGGGATATCATTGACCGGCTGGAAGAGGGGGAAGAGGTCAACGAGCAGCTGACCGCCCGGCTGAACCAGACGGTGGAACTCTGGTCAGACCCTACCCGCAAGGTGCTACAGCGGC